ACTTTTTTATTCACAATTCAAAACTAAACACAAATGAAAACAATATTAGCATCAATTTTAATAGTAGGATATATTATCCTACTTTGCATTTTTGCAGATTCTATATCTGCACAACAACCTATTGCAGCATTTAGCTTATCAGAACTCATTGAGAGTAATGATGAAATAAAATGCTATGCAATGTATTATGATACTAAACCTGAAATTGTACAACTCAATTTAGAGTTGTATCAGGCAAAGTACAAAAGAGAATTAATAAAAAAAGGTTATAAAATCACTAAAGATGATTTTAACCTTATTCATATTCTTGTACCATTTACAAAGAATGGACATATTATGAGTTGGAAACAATTTATTAAATTTACTAACAAACACATAATTGGAGATAGTCCTGAAAAAACTACATTTCATTATGATGTTTTAAATTAAACTCAAATGACACAGAAAGAAGCATTAGAAGAAACCATTAAAAGATTTACAAATCTTTATGATGGTTGTGTAAGAAATGGAAATACAGTTATGGCTGTAATTTCCTATTACGAAAAACTACAAGCAAATAAGCCTGTTCCTAAAGAAACAAGTTTAGGCAACATTGAAAATCGTTTCTTGGATTGTGCCATCCAAGATATCGAAAATGATATGTTTGATTACTAACTAAAATAACTCAATTTATAACAGAATTGAGTTATTTTTTATCTTTATACACATATGACAGATTTACAAAAACTCAAAGACTTGTGGCTGTATGACCCTAATACAGCTATCCAATTAACAACATCAGTTCCTGAATTTCAATATTCAGATTTCGATGTTAACCTTGTAATGAAACCTAACTCGTTAGATAAACCTTTTAGAGCATTAGTACAATCCAAATCAGGATTGTTTGAGTTCTCAATCATTGGCGGTAAACATTACTATTGTACACCAAGAGTAAATGGTGGACCATTTACAGAAATAGAACTTGGTATATTCTGTACTAAAACTAACACTTGGGCATTTCCATCCCAAATACTTCATTTACTCAGAGAACATAATCTTCCTGAAGGAGAATACAGTTATCAAGTAGATGAAAACAATGTACCTACAGATAAAAATTTTGGAAATGCAATATTTGCATATATTCCAATTGTTCAAGTAATAGAAATGTTAGTTAAACTATAAAAGAGTTGTTCCTACTATTGGAACAACTCTTTTTTTTCTTTAGTCACTGAAACAGAACACATTACATTAATAATAGTATTACTATCATTTTTCTCTAAAAAGGTTTAAAAGTTTTCTCCCCTCACACTCCCCTCTTTCAAAATACCTCATAAACCTCTGAAATTTTCAGGTTTCTTTAGTGAACTAAAGAAAGTTATTTCAACATTTATTCTGAAAATTAAGTTCCTTTCTTTTTTAAATAGTTATATTTTTAAGAGTTCCTTAACTAAACACCCCCCTTTATGTCGGATATTTACTTTAAACTTTAAACACACACATTATGAAAACTCGCAGAAGCTATAAAATCAACTTAGCAGTATTAGATTTTCTGACAGCAATGTCAGTAGTAGAATCAAGATTAAGATTCTTAGACCTTGCTGAAGTTTTATCTGAAGAAGGTAACAGTACTGCAGATTTCATTTCAGCATATCTTTATGCTTTTCAATCAGGAGAACAACAACATACAATGTTTTTACAAGAACATTATGCAGCTATTAAGAAATTTGCTGAAAGTTTTAACAGGTCATACTTTAATATTGAAGAATATGTACCTATTATAGTACCAAAGCTATTTGTATTTTGGGAAACTGATGCTATTAACAGAAGAGTTGATAAAAGGTATAATTATGTACCTACAATCTCTCTCACAAAATGGCATAAGGCTGAATACAAACTTTCTTTACTTGATGACATCCATTATTTTGGTGTTATTGAGAAAGAATATTGGGAAAGAGTAAATGCAAGAGATATTGAGTTCAATGACAGACACGAAGGTGTACTGTCAATGCTACAACTTACTTACTTACGTAATGTAAGGGGAAATAAGTACAAATTGGAAAGAGAATCCAATATTACACCTACATTACATCAAATGTGGAAAGGTGTATTGGAAAATGTTTCTATGATTCCTTTGACAATTGATAGTTCTAAATTATCTTTGTATAATAATTTTCTTAGACAAGCTAAGGGGTATGAAGATTTAGAGTATGATGTAATGAACTTACAATCTATCAATGAATGGAATACAGAGAAAGAACAACTTGAACAGGCAGTTTAGAATATAGTGTTAGGAGCAATCCTAACACTTTTTATTTTTTAATTTAAATTCAAAGAAATGAATGCAAGAAAAGAAATTGAGAGAGCATTTGGCTTAGGTGTAAAATGTGCAGCAATATCTATCTCAAATGAAGATTTGCAAATAGCAGCCAAACTTAAAATTGGTTATACTGAACAGGAAAAACAAGAGTTTTTAAATACAATTGATGTTGAGTATGATGCAGGTTATGGTACTCAAGAATTATTTGGTAGAGTGTGGTTAAATGATGGAACTTGGTTTTCCCGTTGGGAATATGATGGAAGTGAAGGGTGGCAACATCATTTTTGTCCTAAAATACCTATTGAACTACAATGATGAAAGTACTGTGTATAAATGATGATTTCAGTAAAGTCTTACAAACATTATTGGAAGAATCTAAAGGACTTAATCTAACATTTCCCAAGAAAGGTGAAGAATACACCATAAGGGAAGTGTTGGATAATAATGGATTAGTAGTTTCTTACCTATTGGTGGAAATTACTAATCCTACTTTTTTTATTCCTGTTTTAAACATTAGAAGAGAACTTTCATTTGCTGAATGGAGATTCTCTAAATTACATACTCAGGAATCTGTTGAAGAGTTTGTAGAAAATGCTATTTATTCACTTTAAATCCATATATTATGAAAAATGTTAAAAGTAAAGAAAACAACATTGTAAGAGTACCGGATACTCTTGCTAAAGAATTAACTACATTAGCTGGAAAACAATGGAGTTATACTTCAAGGGGTAAACTTCGTTCACTTAAAAACAAGGCTATTAAAAAGCATAACAACTTTTTATTTTTACAAGCTTGCATTAATAAAGGGTTGAAAATTCAAACTAATTGGGAAAATAATCCCAATATGGTAATGCCTGTTCATGCAATCAGTAGTCATAACTCTTATCCATTTATGGGTAAAAGAAATTTATTTGGAATTAAACTTGAAGAATAATGAACACATATTATGTATTATCAGAAAATGTAACAAGAATGTTTAGTTTCTTGTTCTTTGAATGTGAAGCATCTATAATCAATGTTTCATTATTTGGAGTAAATACAGAACTGAATCAAACTTATTATAAAATTGAATCTGATGATGAACACATTAAAGATTCTTATTGGTATAATAAAGTGATTTGGTCAGAAGAACCAATAGTAGACCCAATACCATTTTAACATAGCAAGGGAGAAATCCCTTGTTATTTTTTCTGTAATCCTTAACTAAACACCCCCCCTTATTTTTGCTATTATTATTTTGCATTTCTTTGTGAATATTCAATAAAGCACTATATTTACAATATTACAGAAAAAGTTCTTGCAAAAACAAATTTTAAACTTGCAGCGTTTAAAGGTTTGGTAAAATGTCAATTTGGATACCCTTATGAAAGTAAGGGTGTTTTTGATTCTGTAGCTCAGTTGGTTAGAGTAGCAATGAAATATTTTGGGTCATTGGTTCAAGTCCAATCAGAATCACAGGGTTTTAGGTTAATGAATGTTGTTATCATTGAGAGGAGAAATCCTCTCTTTTTAGATTTTGTAGCTCAACTGAATAGAGCAGTTCACTTCTAATGAACAGGTTTTAGGTTTGAATCCTAACAGAATCACAATTTCCATCTGTGTGTATTTAGTTTTGGCCATTGTAGTAATACAGTGGCTTTTTGTATGTCAACAATTTATTAAACATATTTATTAAACAATTCAATCAAAAAATTATGAGCAACGCAAGCAGAGAATCATCAGTAAAGGGAAAAGTTCTTTTCTCAAGACTTCACAAAGCAGCATATCAAAAAGAAGGCAGCTTGACATTGGAAGTCAAACAAATTATTACCAAAACATCTTATTATGCAGCAAAAAAGTTTAATTCTGATCTTCAGGATGGACTTTTTGATGATTCTGCATTTGGTGCTGAAGAAAAAGAATACAAGAGTAATGAAACTCGTGTAGCTTGGATTCAAGTACCTGAAGGAAAAAATGAAGCAGAAATGAAGAGAATGCTTATTGCATTACCTAATTCCTGCATTTACAAAATTCTTTCTAATGCTCCAATTCTTGATTCAAATCAGAAAACAGCCATTGATAATGGTCTGAAAGATTTGGAAGATTTTGCAAACTCTCAAGTAGCAAGATATCCAAAAGGTTCTGAGTTAGAAGGAGAAGTTATTCTTGATGATGCAGGTAAAGTGCAATATCGTAGAACTTTCTTCTCTAAGATTGCTAAAGAAGATATTGACCTTCGTGGAAACGGAGATGAATATGTAACTGATGCAATTTTAGAAGAATTACAAGGAGCAGGTATCTCTTACGAACAAACAATTTAACTAAAAAACTTATCTCAAGTAAACTATTAAATGTAATATTCAAATGGAAATATCCAAATGAAGACTTACATTTATAGTTTGCTTGCTGATAGGTTTTCTTTTTTATTTAGTCAGCCATTAATTATTACTCTATATGATAGACTATGTATATGACATTGAGTTATATTCAAATTTCTTTCTTTTATGTGCACAAAACACTAAGACTAAAGAGAGAATATCTTTTGAAATATCTCAGAGAAAAGTAGAAACTGTTAAGTTAGTGGATTGGTTATCTACTAACATCAGGTTATTTGGATTTAACTGCATAGCCTATGATGGTAAAATACTACAAAAGTTATTAGAGCATACTTACTTAAAAGGTAAAGATTTAATAAAAGTACTGAAGAAGCATTCAGATAGACTGATATTAGATGAAACCTATGCTAAATTTTCTCGTAAGTTTACACAAAAACCTAATGTAGACTTATTTTTACTACATCATTTTGATAATGATGCAAGAAGAACTTCTCTAAAAGACTTAGAGTTTGTATTCAATATGCCTAATATTCAAGAGTTACCTTTTGATTTTACTAAACCTGTAAGTTTAAAGGAAATGGCTATTCTTGTAGACTATTGTTGGAATGATATTGATGCTACTCAAATATTGTATAACAGATCTCAAGAAGCTTTATCATTAAGAGAAAGTTTATCTAATACTTATGGTGTAGATATGCTTTCTTGGAACTCACCTAAAATAGGTGAACAAAGTTTTGCATTTAAGTTAGCAGAAAGAATTGGTCCTGCAAAATTACAGAAGAAAAGTCCTCGTAAGTCTATAGCTATTGGTGACATTATCTTCCCTTATGTACAGTTTGAAACAGTAGGATTTCAAAAATTACTATCCTATTTGAAGAAAAAGGTAATCACTGATACTTACAAAGTTTTTAGTGAGTTACCATTTGAAGAACTAACAGAAATAGAAGGTCATTACAATGTATATAAAACTAAAGGTGTACAAAAGAATCTCAATATTGTACACGATGGATTTGAGTTTGTATTTGGTACAGGTGGAGTACATGGTTGTATTGATCCAGGAGTATATCTTGTAGATGATGAACACGATATTGAAGATATTGATGTATCTTCTTATTATCCTAACTTAGGTATCAAGAACAAATTATATCCTGAACATTTGGGTATAGAGTTTTGTGATGTCTATGGTGAGAGATATGAAGAACGTGGTATATATCCTAAAGGTAGTGTTACAAATACTTCTATTAAGCTTGAACTCAATGGAGTATATGGTAAGAGTAATTCCAAGTTCTCACCATTCTATGACCCTAAGTATACTATGGCCATTACCATTAATGGACAACTTTTACTTACAATGCTTGCTGAACAGCTTATGAAAATTAGTCAGATACTTCAGATAAATACTGATGGTGTAACTATTAGAGTTCATAAATCACAAAAGGAAAATGTAAATGCTATCATTGAATGGTGGCAAAAACTTACTCAACTTACTTTGGAAAGTGCAAGTTATTCTAAGATGGTTATCAAAGATGTATCTAATTATCTTGCTGTTTATACTAACAACAAGGTAAAGAGAAAGGGTGCTGCATTTAAAACTTTAGCAGAACTTGAAATGCATGAGAATTTATCTTGTGTAGTAGTTCAGGAAGCTATATCAGCATATTACATTTCCAATACACCACCAATACAATATCTTATGCAAGAGTTAGAAAATGGTTTATCTAAATTTTACTCAAAAGTAAAAATACAGAGAGATCACAAACTTGTAGCAAGGTATGAAGATGAAGATATACCACAACAAAGAGTTACAAGATATCTTATTACAAATACAGGATGTTCTCTTATTAAAATTATGCCACCAATAAAGGTGAAAGAGAGAGAATCTGAAGTTGAAGCAGGTTGGAAGTGTACACCATGTAATAATTTGACTACAATGAATTTAGAAGAATTAAAACAGAATCTAAACTTAGAATATTATCTCTTACAAATAAACAAAATCATAGATGGAATCTCTAACGGCAGGAAAAAGAAAAAAGCTGCAAAGTGATGCTACACTTGCAATCTTAGACAATTCCTTTACTGGAATTATTTGTATAGCACCAAGAGTAGGTAAAAGTAAGATTATATGTGATGCAATTAAACCTATGAAAACTAAAAAGTTTCTTATTACAGCACCATATAATACAATTTTAGAATCTTGGAAAAAAGAATTTGAAAAGTGGAGAATGAATCCAAAAAATATTACACTTATTAATCAAAGAAGTTTAAGTAAAGAAGACTTATCTAAGTATGATGTAATAATATGTGATGAAGTACATACTCTTAGTGATGCACAAATGTTATTGTTAAAAGATTTTAAAGGAAGACTATTAGGTGCTTCAGGTTCTATTTCAAAAGAAACTGAAAAAACTTTAAAGTTAGAATTAGGTCTTCAGAAAATATTTGAATTTACTATAGAACAAGCTATAGAGATGGGTATTGTTGCTGATTATGAAATTATCTTAGTACCTGTTACATTAGATGCTACTAACAAGTATATTGAAGCAGGCTCTAAAGATGCAAAGTTTCTTACTACAGAATATGCTAATTATCAGTACCATACAACACAATTTGAGAAGTTTAAGAAAATGGCTTGGAACAATAAGAAATTTGAATTTGTAAAAATGGCAGAAGCTTCAAGAAGAGCTGAACTTATTTACAAGTCAAGAACTAAAATTGAAAGAGTTAAAAAACTTATCAAAGACCAAGAGAGATGTCTTATATTTACTGCAAGAACAGAAGTTGCTGATGAGTTTGCTACAGGCTATCACTCTAAAGCAAATCCCAACATTCTTACTCAATTTATGGATGGAGAACTCAATAAACTTGCTGTATGTGAGATGACTAATATGGGTGTAACTTTTCCTAATCTTAAAACAGGTATATTTCATCAGATGAGAAGTGGAGAAGAATCTGCTATTCAAAAGGTAATGAGAATGTGTAATGTTGAAGAAGATGAAAAAGCTACTATTTATATAGTGTATTATGCAAATACTGTAGATGAAGAATGGACTAAGAAAGCTCTTATTGGTTTAAATCCTGATAAAATTAAGATAATCTAACTTAATGACAGATGAAAATCGTTGTATTAGGGCATAATTAAGTTAGTAAATTTCGGTGTAATTCAAATGGTTAAGAATAGGTGGTGCGGGAAATGTATTGATACCCAATCTATCAGACACAACTAATACAAGTAAAGTGTAAATACAGGTTCGAGTCCTGTCACCGAAACTATAAACAACTAATGATTAACACTAATAAATACACGAGTGCTTTTAGTCAGTTGTATCTCACAGTTCTCAAATGTTAGTGATTAGGTTAATGTATCTGTCGGCAGACATGGAGTGTATGGGTTTGGGCATACATAGATACCCTATTGAGAAGGCATTAGTTGTTTATTTTTTAACATTTTAAAACAATAATATTATGGAAAAGATACCAACAGCAGAAGAATTTATAAAAGAAGCTCAGTCTAATCCAAGTAAAGGATGGACTGCACGTAAACTAATGATTGAATTTGCTAAACTTCATGTAGAAGCTGCATTAAAAGCTGCTGCTGAGAATGTACAAACAAATTATTTCTATACTGAAGATGATCCTATAGATAAAGACTCAATCCTCAATTCTTATCCACCAAATTTAATCAAGTAATATGAAATACTTATTTATCCTAATATTATTAGTATTTACAAGCTGTGTAGATCAACAAGAGAGATTTAATAATCTCAAGAAAATGTATCCTAATTGTAAAGTAGAACCTTCTACAGGATTACTACAACAAGGTGGATATGACTTTTTAGTTATTGATAGTAATGAGCAAATGATTGCTGTCAAATTTCGTGAGCTTAGTACTACAAAGATTTCTTCACTTAGAAATGTAAGATAATATGATGAAGGATATAAACGTGGTCAAATAGATTGTCAAAATGATTCATTACTTTGGAAAAAGATTATGAATAATGATGGTGAGATTATATTTCAAAAGATTAAATAACCCTTAAATACTGTAAAGATGACAATTAACCAAGAGTTAGTTAAGTTTCTGCATAACTCAAATGTAGAGTGTGATTTAGCATTATTATACTTACTGTCCTTATATCATGGACTTACTACTGATGACCTTATACCTGAAGCTACTGTTAGAGCAGTAAATACTATAGGGATTGTTGAGAGAGATTACAAAACTAATACTCTCAATTGGCATATAGCATTATATGATGGACAAAGTACAGATGGTGTATGGGAATGGGTAAATGAGTTTAGAAAACTCTTTGCTTCTAAGAACAAAGAAAGAGAAGGTAACAAGAAAGCTTGTGTTCAGAGAATGAAAATGTTCTTTACTCAAAATCCTGACATTAGAAAACAGGATGTATTGGAAGCAACAATGATGTATCTTAGGTCAACAGATCCTAAATATGTCAAGATGGCAGAGAGATTTATCTTTGATGGACAAGGTAATTACAAAACTTCTCTACTTACTGATTGGGTAGATAGATTAAGAGAAATCAGAATGAAACAAATTGTTGACCCAACTACTAAAATTATGAAGTAATGAATTTTATTGAAGCTCTTAAATTAGGACAGGAAGGACAAAATAAAGGATTACCTACAGGATTAGCACCATTAGATAGAGCTTGTGATGGAATACAAAAGAAAGCTATTTATGGTGTAGCAGCAGGTCCAAAAGTTGGCAAAAGTACCTTAGTAGATTTTGCATTTGTAATACACCCAATATTACATTGTTTGGAACATAACATACCACTAACTGTAATTTATTTTTCTTATGAAATTGATAGAGTGAAAAAGGAATTTGACTTTGCTTCTTTCTTTTTCTTTAAAGATTATGGTATCTCTGAAATTACACATAATGGAGAAACTTATCTTTTATCAAGTAGATACTTACTTGGTAAGTTACAAGATAGAGAAGGAGAAGTCATTCCATTAACTGAAGAACATAAAACTATACTTGAAGATATTTATACCAATAGGATTATTCCATTATTTGGAGAATACAATTCTAAAGGTATAAAGTTAAAAGAAGGTGTAATTCAGTTTATGGAAGACAGAGATAATCCTACAGGTATGAGAAACACTATTCTTGAATATGCAAGGAAGAATGGTGAATTTACTTTCCAAGAGTATGAAGCTACTGAAGATGGTAAAAAAGTAAAGAAAAATAGACTTTTAGGTTATGTCCATAAGGATAAACAAAAGAGAACTATTATTATTACAGATCATATTCGTAAACTTAAAAGAGAAAGAGGTTACTCTATGAAAGAGAATATGGATAAGTGGATAGAATACAGTGTAGAACTGAGAAATTTCTGTCATTATACATTTGTCCATATTGTTCACTTGAATAGATCTATTTCTAATATAGAAAGACTTAAGTTTAATGGAGAATATATCTATCCTACAGGTGAGGATGTTAAGGATTCAGGTAACTTGAGCGAAGAATGTGATTACTTATTTACACTTTTTAATCCTACTGATGAAAAATATGGATTAACCACACACTTTGGACATCAGTTGCATGAGTATCCAAATTACAGGTCTATTCACTTAGTAGAATCACGAGATACAGAATGTCCACAACATCTTGCAGTACAGATGTATGGTAATATCAAACATTTTAAAACTTTATAAACAATTAGAAAGCAATGGCAAAAATTATGATTATTTCAGAAAGTGGATTTGGTAAATCTACCTCTATTTGTCCAAGTGAAGAACTTGGTATTAAGGGTTTAGATCACACCACCACTTTTATTGTAAATGTTAATAACAAAGACTTACCTGCAAGAGGTTGGAAAAAGTTATACAAACACATTCAAGGTAAAGATCTTAGTACCGGTAATTATGTAGAAACTAATGTAGGTTTAGATATAGCAGGTCTTATTGGTATTTTGAATGAGAAAAAACCTGAAATCACTACTCTTGTTATTGATGATTTTCAATACATTATGTCAGATTACTACATGGAAAAAGCTAAAACAAGTGGCTTTGATAAATTTCAGGATATAGGTTACTTTATAGGTAAAATATTCTCTGCCATTCAAAAGTTTAAAGGTCATGTTATTATTCTTACACACCCTGAAGAAGTACAAGGTACTTATGGTACTACCTATAAAGCTAAAACAGCAGGTAAGATGGTAGATCAGTACATTACTATGGAAGGTAAGTTTGATATAGTACTCTATGGTGCTCAGGAGTTTGACAACAAAACTAAGAAAGCATTAAAACAATTTGTTACTAATTTTGATGGTAGATATCCTGCTAAAAGTCCTGTAGGTATGTTTCCACTTACAATGCCAAATGATTTAGGACTTGTTATTGACCTTGTAAACAAATACTACGATGGAGAAGAATAATATTTTTAAAACTATAAGAAAAGGTGTTAAAGTTTACACCTGTTCCCCAGTTACTGATGGAACAATTAAAACTTCTAAAAGATAATTTGTATTTTTATAACCCATTTTCAAATTTTAAACATTTCAAACCATGTCACAAATCAAAGTTTCCGAGATTTTAAATGATCTTACCAATGGTCTTACAAGAGAAGACATCAAAAAGAAGTACAACATGTCAACTGCTCAATTGAAAGCAGTATTTGCTCATCCTAAGTTGAAAGGTAGAAAGACTAAGAAAGCTGAAGAGCCTATTAATCTTATTGATGACCTTGATACTGCTGAAATTGCAACACCTACAGTTGCAGTAACTGTAACTACAATTGAAGAACCAGTTGAAGAAGTAGAAAGTATTACACCTGCAACTCTTGATGATCAGTTTGTATAAGGTAAAGTTAATGGAGAGGAAGTAATTCCTCTCCTTTGTTATTCATTCATTCACTAAATTATATATTAAAAATGAGTTACGGGTATAACAATGATGAAAAAGCATCTTCAAGTTTGAATTTTGGTCTAAATCAAAAAGCAGTAATGACTAAATTTGAATTTAACCCCAATGGTGGTAAAGAAGGTGCAGCACAGGAATGTCTTGATATTATCTTTGAGTTTCCTAATGGAACTACAAAGAATTACAGACAATTTCCAATTACAAAAGCTAAATCTAAAGATGGTAATGACATCACAGACCCAAGAGCTAAGGAAATGATTGCAGCATTCAATGAGTTTAACTCAAAGATTACTCAGATTATGAAATGTTTTGTAACAGAAGAAGAAGTTAAACAGGGTTTAAGTACTGTATCTAATTTCAAATCTTTTTGTCAAGCATTGACTAATCTTCTTCCTTCTAATTGGAAAGAAATGTCTATTGATATTTTCTGTCAATATCAGTGGCAACCAAAAGGA